CTTTCATAACGCCTTTTTCAATTGTGTATTCGTCGGCACTAGCTTCGATTGAGAAGGCTGGACGCAGCCCTTCTTGAGCTTCGATAAGTGCGTCTGTTCCCGCAGTAGTAGGCGCAATTTTGAACGCCATTTCGATACCAGCAGGGGTAATCTTTTCAGAACCAGCAACGCCGCGACCTAGTGGACGTGTGCGCTCGTGTTCCATATTAAGAATAATTTCTTCGGCTTTAATCTGTCCGAATGCTTCAGGGTGAAACTCAACAGCGCCAGCGCTGGTATTTCCAACAGCTCCGAACGGTAAAATTAAACCGCGAAGTGTTCGGGTTTCTGTATCTGCCCCAAATATCTTTCCGTCAAAGTTAATCGCTGTCATTAGCGCTCACTTCCTTCTTCTACTAAGTCGAGCATTCCGCGAGCTGCAGGAATGTCGATTAATCCAAGTTCTAACATCTTGCCCACTACTTCGACTTGCTCCATAGTGTTGCCCCGTAAGTATTCATCAAGGTCAAAGCGAACTTCTTGAGTAATCGGCGTAATGTCTGGCATAGATAAGCGCTGTTCGATTGGCTTTAGAAGTGTCGGAAGAATTGAGAAGTCAAGTAATGAACGGCGCTCACTTTGTACGTTTGTGTACGTCATTGAAGCTGCTTCGGCGTTTAAGTACCAAGCTGGGATATTTACCATTCGAGCGATTTCGCTTGCCATTCCCATTCGGTTTTCTGCCAACTGCATTTGAGTTGCGTCAAAGCCTAAAGTCTGGATTTCAAGGTTTCCAGCTAAGTAAGCAGTTGAACGCTCCTGACGTGCGCGTTTCCAAGCTGCGAGCATAGCCGTAACCTGTGGTTCTGGAAGGTCTACGCCTGAATTCTTTAATACTGTTGTCGGTACTGGCTCGGCTGCCATTCGACCAATAGCCTTTTCAATTTGTAAAGCGCTGTGAATAGTACGACCACCGCGTGAAAGAATACCTTCGTCGATACCGTTAAACATAATAAGCGAACCCAGTCCGGTCATAGGTACCGGACGACCACGCACATAGAACTGCTCAATTATTGTGTCAAGTTCGTTGACTGTGTAAGTTACGTCAGTTGGTGGTACTCGACGAGCTTGAGTCGGGCGCTGGTCTTCAGGGCTAACAGCCAAAATCTCCATATAGCCAATTCCTGAAAATAATAAATCTTCGGCTAACCAGCTAAAAGTTACTGAAGGCGGAAGGCTTGGGTCAGGCTGGGTTAGTAAAGGGTTACCGTAAACGCGAGCGCCTGTTGTCTTGTTATAAGCGTGAAGCGGAAGGCTTCCAACTGTGCCACACATAATGCCCCGAGCGCGTGCCACTGCTGGCACTTGCATTGCTTCGGCGCGTGTAGCAGTTGACGGGAAATCGAAGAAACTAAAAGTAGAAGCGTAAGGCACTAAAGCCGCTGCTGCGTCAATTTTCTTAGCTACAGGGTTAACTGCAAAAAAATCTAATAAGCCCATAGTCTAATAATGAATTACACTTATGTAATTTGCAAACTATGCAACATAGGTCAACGTGTCGGGCTGCAGGCTTCCCAACTTACAGCCCAACACATTGCTTACCTCAAGGAGATTGAGTTAGACCACAAATATAGCAGAGTTAGCCTGAGGTTGTGTCGCGTGACCCACTGCCATAACTAAAGCAACTGCCGAGCTAATTGGATTTGTCGAAGCCCGTCTAGCAATACGCCAACCGCCGTCGCTGGCAGGTTTACGAGCTGAAGCGCCTAAATGAGTTTTTAGAATTTCCTGTCCAGCGTGTATTAATTGTCCGCCTGACATAGCAGCCAAAGTTTGGTCACAGAAGATACTAAAGGCAGTTGAACTCCAAGGAGTCGGCGCAACTGCAATACCGGTACGCGCTAACTGTGGCGCTAAAAATCCTGCTGTGTTTGGGTCATAGGCTAAGACTCTAGGCTTGAAGCGTCTGGCAAGTGTGGCGATTTCGGAAGCTAGTTCAATATTTGAAAGCCCTGTCCATTCGTGAACGAAGCAGGCAAGTTTTTCATCTGCCCGTTGCTGAACTGTTACTAAGTAAGCCTTGTCACGATTAAAGGATAAGTCCATAGCCATATAAGTTGGTAAATCGTCTTCCATTTGTAAAGTGGTTCGATACCCTTCGTCAAATTTGGAAAGGTCGAACGGGCTATCTATAGCATTTATCCACAAACTAAGTGCTTCAGTTTTGAAGGCGTCTGGGTTATCGAATTTGGCACTATCTTGCAAATTTTCAATTTGAATTGTATATCCCAAAGCTGGATTAGCCATTTTCCAATTTTCAATATTGTTAATATCATCAGTCGCCGCGCTCCACTCATACCACCCCAAACGGTCGGACTGAAAAGTTAAGGCACGTTGCCGCAGCTCATTTAGAACTGTGCTTGAGTCGTCGCCAGCGTTTGAAGTAACCCAAGTTTGAGCATTTGGTCTAGCTCGGGTTAAAGGTGTCGCAGCTTGCCAAGTAGTTTGGTTAATCTCTCGAAGTTCGTCTATCCATAAAAGGTCAGCTGTAGAGCCACGAGGACTTTCCGAGTTAGCCGCTTTAATTGCGTACTTACGAATTCTGTCGCACTTCTCGCCACAGGCTTTCGGGTAGTGCTGGCAGTAAATCTCCAACTCTTCTTGCCCGTTAGTACGGCTAACCCGTTTAATCCTTTTGCGCGTCCAGTCTGTACCTTCAGCCATATCGACCACCTGCCGGAATGTGTCCAGCGAAAGCATACGGCTCTGGGATATAGCAATTATATTTTTCTCTCCGAAGACATAAAGCCCAGCAAGGATACGCATTCTAAGCGCGTGAGTCTTACCATTCTGTCGAGCCATAATCGCCCCGACGGTTGACCTAGCCCATTTGCCATTCTTAATAACTAAGGCTTCGTCCATTAGGTATTTCTGGTGTGGAAGTAGTGGCACACCTAAGTCAATTGCTAAATCAGCAACCACCTGCCCAGCGCTAGGAAGTTTTAGACTTGGACTTTGTAGGCGTGGCTTTGAGTAACCGAATATAGGCTTCTCTGTGTTCGCTTCCGTCATTTTCTTCTTCCTGTTTGCCCTGTGTGCGTGTTTCCACCGTTAGGTGAAGCTGCTGAAGAATAGCTGTTAATCTTTGCGCCAAAGCTGGCACTTCTTTTAATTCTCCAGTATCAAAACTAACATCTAAAGCAGTTGCAAGCCGAATTGCTAAAGCCACAGCTGCGGAGTCGCTTTCCGATATCCAGTTAGACCTGCTAAGTGCCGAATTCAAATTCCCTGCAATACTCACCGGTGGAGTTCCTTTAATTTCGAGCGTCATTGGAACTCTTTTCTTTTCTTTGGGAAATAGGAGGTTCAACTGTCAATCTTGGGGAGAGATAGGAAGAGGACAGGGTCGTGGGTGTAACGCTCTTATAAAAAAACCCATTACTTTCAGGCTTTTTCTTAGTTAACCGTTTAGAGTTATAAGCTGACGTCTTAGCCCTATGGCAGGCAGTACACAAAGGTTGCAGGTTCTCTAGGTCATCTGTGCCACCAGCATCAAGTTCAACGATATGGTCAACTTCAGTAGCAGTATCGCCACACATTACACAGGCATTACCCATAGTTCTAAATACCACCCCCCGTATTTTGCGCCACTCGGTAGAAGTTCCGCCCTGTCTCATACCCTGCCCTTCAATATGTTGTAAGCCCTAAGCATTCCCCTGCTGAATTCTGTGTCAGGGTTCTGGTCAAGTACTGCGTCTAGTAAATCATCAAGTCTTTGAGTGTAAGTCTTATCTATAATCCCAGCAATTTGTTTATGTTCGTCGTACTTAATGCACATTTTGGTGTGGTCTTCTATCAGCTGTTCAACGTAATGCACATACTCAAGTAACTTGGTGCGCTCTACTTGTACGAATTCCATTAGCGCATATAACCTAAATTGCTTAAACCTAATGCTGCCTGTGCTTTTACTCCAGCGGCTACTAAACAGGTGTTCGTAAATATGCTGTTCTTTTTACCGTCTTGTAAATCAAATTTTATTCTTGGGTCAAGTGAAGTTATTAAGACTTTCGGATTATTCCATAATTCATAAAACCATTTGCTTTTTGCCATTGGTAACAACATTATGCCGTTATTGTGGTCAAGGAATTTATTAACCCATTCTTTAGGCTGGCTGTAAGGAGGATTGCACCAAACCAAACCAAACCATTCTTGTTTTAGCCCATCATTTTTTTGAGTGTAATAATTCTTGCAAGGTACTGAAGTCTTAAACGATGGATGAGCTGGGTCTAAATCAAATTCTATTTTTAATGCTTCAAATACCCAAGCTGGGGTGTACTGTTCATCGCCGCGTTTAGTTGTTCCCTGTATTAAAGTCATTTATTTAGGATACTCTCACCCAGAGCCGAAAGGTGGTAGAGAATGGCTTAGTTTTGCCACTCTCACCCGTCGCCTTAGTACGGTTTCAAATGGGTGGTTTCCCACATCTGCGCCATATATTCACAGCCTTTAATCACTAAGTCGGCAGACCGATTAACTTAGCAGCTTATGAATTCTTTAATTTTGCTGGTAAATAGCCAGCGAAAGACACACCCTCAAACGGTGGTTTAGCGAGTTTATTAGCTCGCCCTACGTTATACTTCGTAGTGAGTTCAGCACTTGAGACTGTAACACAGTTTCTAGGCGACACGTTGGTACTTCCCCGTTCAGCGTGTCGCCTTACTCATTCCCAACTATTCTTAAGCCAGCCTTCAGCTGTTGCCTGTGCTGGATTGGTAGTCACCCAGGAGTGACAGGCTCTACACAATACCCGAATGTTCTCTTCGTCTAGGATTGAGCCGCCGCGTGCGCGTGTCTTAACTTCGTGTAGGTCAGTTGCGTAAACAGATTGGCAGCGCTCGCATAACGGCATTTGGTCAAGCATTTTAATCCGCAGCTGACGGCGTAGGTCTATCTTTTTAGCGTTTATTTGTCTAGCCACATCAAGAGAGCCACAAGTGTACCCATAACGATTATTACAGTCACGTCAAACATTCCCAGCTTCTTCCTGAAGTAGGTTTATGGTCGCGCAAGGATAAGCAGTTTTACAGCTGTTGCAGATAACTGCCTTATCTCCGTTTGGTCTGTAGAAGTAGACCGGTGAGTGCAGCTCTTCAACCTTAGTAATTATCCGCTTGTAAGCCGTCATAACCCAAGTCTACTTTCTCTTCATACATATCAACCTTGCCACAGCACTTAACAACCCAGTTGCGAGTACCTGTAATCGTGTCAACCCCTGTGTCTTGTGGGTCTAGGAATTCGCCACAAGTGTCGCAGCTCATCGGCACATTCTTTGTAGCTTCAACGTAACCACGCATTTTGCGTTCTACACTTGCCCATAGTTCTTCGTTCATTAGTTGCCCTGTTCTTTGTTGCAGAATCCACAAGGAAATCCTATGTAATACCAAGCGCCACAAGTGCAGCGCTGGACATCTTCGTCTTTTAGTTTCTTCTTGCCCACTTAAACCACCCGCTTAAATACTCCTGAAAGTCAACCGAATACTTATTGCGTTCGCCTTTAGTCCATACTTCGTAATCGTAAATAGTTTTAGTGGTTGTATCACCGAAAGCCCAGATAATCGTAAAGTTGGGCTGTTTGGATAGTTCCATTAGTGCTTTAGCCTGCCCGCTATTGTAGTTAATTTGTGGCAGTGGCAGTTCGCCATTCCAGCTCTTGACTTCAACAATTAAGAACTGACTACTAACTTCGCTAAAGTGAGGATAGAAACCGTCTATGTCTGACAGCGTGCAGCCGTCTTCCCAGTCAGCTGTAAAGCCCCACTTGTCCCACTCCCAAGTGTTTAGCCTGTGAGCTTCTTTGTCGCGTAGTTCGTGCATTACTCTTCCCACCTATACGCAACGTAAACATAATTAGCGTGTTCTGGTAAAACAAGCCCGTAATCAAAGCCGTCTTCAGCCATTTTCCTATAAGTAACTATTTTTCTGGCTTGTTCTATGTTTCTGTTTTCTTCGGTTGCTTTTATTCTAAAAACATTTTCTAAAGCCTCTTGTCCCATATTTTCGTAAACAAATTTGGGCAATAGATTACTAATGTAATAAGCCATTACTTATCCCAGAGTGCGTGTTCTTTGACTTTGTTAGCACACACAAAGCCCGAATAAGGTCTGCCTGTCTTGCCTACGCCTTGAACGTGTTTCATAGCAACGCCACAGGCACATTCGGGAACAGCGCCCATTGAACTCAAAGCCTGTTCTAGTGTTCCCATTTTGTCAGCTTCCCAAGGGTCATAACTTTCTTCCGTTGGGATAATACGTTGACGCTCTTTAGCAAATCCAACTTCATCAGCTGAAGCAATTCCGCCTTCGATACCAATTCCCAAGTTACCAATAGCCCGACCAATTGCGCTAGTTTCCAAGTTCATTAGTTCGCTCCCGCGTGTGTAAGCGGTCTTGCCTTGAGCTAATTCTGAAGCGTGTCCAGTTGCCGGTCTTGGGTCTTCTGGCGTGCGATATGCGTAAGCAATTCCCCAGATTATGTTATCTATTCGACCATCAGTAAATTTTTCACCTTTGAATTTGAATTGAAGTGAGCCTTCTGGATACTTTTCGTAAAACATCTTGATACGAGTTTTAACATCTACATAATTAGATAGGTCGAAGCTCATTTGTGCCCACTTGGACGCTTAGGTTGTTTTGTGTTTCCGTCTGTGTAACCAGCGTTATAGGCGTTTTCCATAGCCGAATTGATTAAGCGCGTGTAGTGTGCCCGACCTTTGCGACGTTCGTCTTTAATGCCCTTAACGAATCCGCCGAACATTCCGAAGATAATGCCCAGCAACATAGCAATAACTGCTATTTGGTCAACTGTTAGTAATGTTTTCATTTGCCCTGTTTCCTTTGTTTATTTTGTGTGTTTAATTATTTCGTTTGGACTGAAGCGCTTAGTCTTACCGATTTTGGTAGGTTTGATTAAGCCAGCCTTTTCCCAGCGCCAAATCGTTGTGCGATTAACTTGCAACTTATCTGCAAGCTGTGACGCTGTCAGGTATTTATCTTGCATTCTGCCCCTTGTTTAGCCCTGTGTTAGTAATGTATTGCAACACCCTGCAACGTGCAAGGCTAGTTATCTTTTCGGCGTGTCCTCTAGTTTGATAACGCGCCGTTCAATTGAATCAAGTCGCAGCTTAATGGCTTCTATCCCAAGCGCTACATCAGGCAGGGAACGCCCACCATTTGCAGTAGGTTGAATTTGATAAGTCTGCTCTTTGATGAATGCCTTAAGCGGTAATAGCACTAGAACGCGAAATAAGACCCCTAGAACGCCCAACCCTGCCAATATGACAGTAAGTACTTGGGCGAGATTATCTAGGCTCATTTAGCCGTTTTAGACGCTTTTTCGCCTGCTTTGATGGCGCTGTCTTGTTCGGCTTTAGATAGTTTGCCGTCATCAATAAAGCCCTTAGCAGTTTCCCGAAGGATTGCGACTGCTGGGACTGTTGCGGCGATTAAAGCAGCTTGTACTTTACCAACGCTGAAGATTGAACTGATACCGAATGTGCCGAAGAATTCGTAAGTGATTAAAGCTACGGCGCGGACTACAAAGTTTTTCATATTATGCTCCTAATATTTCTGCTGGGTCTAGGTCTTTGCCAGCGCTCCAGCGAATGTTGTTGCGGCGCTCGCAGTGTAAGTGCGGCGCAGAACTATTACCTGTATTTCCTGAATAGCCAATAAGTTCGCCTTTAGCAATTGAGTTGCCAGCAGCTTTAGTTAGCTTGCTCAAGTGTGCGTATATCCAGAATGAACCGTCTGGCAAAATTTGTACAATTTGGCTGCCATAACTTTTTCCCCAGCTGGCATTAGTCATCTTGCCGTCTGCTACTGCATAGACAGGAGTGTTAACGGCTGCTTTAAAGTCAACGCCTTTATGACGACATTCTGTCCAATAATGAGGAGTTTTTTTAGCACCTTCAACGCGGCAGCATTTGCGATTGTAAGCAGTCGTAATCTTGCCGTCTTTAATTGGTAGAGCCATAACTTACCTTTCAGTTAAAGCCCTGTTCCAAATAAATTAAAGTGCTGCTATCTCTTCTTGAGTCAAACCTAGTTCAGCAAGTTTAGCCAGTGCGCTGGCGCGTGCTGTTGCCTTTGCTTCGGCTGCTGTCTGTCGTGCTTGAATTTCTGTTGAATCAATTTCGCGTTGTGCTAATTCTTCTGCGGTTAATTCGCGCTCTATTACTTCGCCAGTTGCCACATTAATAAAAAGACCAGTTATTTTTTCAGTTTGTTTAGTTGTCATTATGCATCATATCCATATA